CAGTAACTGCATCAGATGCAAGCAATGCACTGCCAATTGTTCCACTTGTCAGCTTTGCCGCTGATAAGTCTGGAATATCGCTAGCGGCCAAAGTAGCGCCATTGCTGATATGGCCTTGGCCGTCAACCGTGACCTTGGTGTAAGTACCAGCCGAGACAGTATTGCTGTGGTTCAGATTGCCACTGCCATCAACAGCAAGTCCCGATCCAGGGATGACAGCACCCTTGGCACTGCCAGTAGCTGCTGGAATGTCTGCTGATGTAATTGCACGCCCACCAGTAATTAAACCTTTGGCGCTGTACGTCACCACATGATGTGTGGAGCTTGCTGTTACATCGTTGGCAACTTCAATTGTGTTGGAATCCATGCGGAGTCCTTCACCGTTGACAATCACACCGCCCTTGGCGCTTGTTGTTGCAACAGGAATATCACTGCCGTCAATCGTTCTGTAAGCAACCGTTCCACCAGCACTGGTTGGGCCAGCCATGAACTGGTTCGCTGAAGCCGTGTTATCAATCGTTGCTGCAACTGCAACACTGCTACCGCTAGTCGTTGCTGTGATGTTGATGGTGCCCGCTGTGTCACCAGTCACCGCATTAATAGAACCAGCCGCTTTCAGGCTGATCCATGCAGATCCGTTCCAGCAGTACAGATTATTGTCATCTGTATCCAGTGCAAGCTGACCTGTAAACGCTCCAGAACTGGGCAGCGTTGTGACTAGGTCAACAGTGGATTCATTTGCAAGCTTTGCTGCTGTAATCCCGTCGTCAGCAACCTTGGCTGTAGTTATCCCAGCATCTGCAATGTCTGCTGTGGCAATACCACCAGCAGCAAACAAAATTTTTGCACCTGGAATTGTGTCGTTTGCAATCAGCGTGACGCCATTTGCGACCAGATCACCAATCGTTAGCTTCTTGGTTTCGCTTGCGCTGCTATCGACAACAGCAACCAAATCAGCAGTAGCCAGGTTGGTCCCGGCCAGAGCTGCTAGTTCACTGATTTTTAAATCAGCCATCGGTGGTCAGCTCCCTGCTTAAAGGTCGGTCTCTAGTTGCAGTTTAGCTGCACCGTCTTGATCCAAGCGTATTTCACCAGAGTCCTCCTGTAAAAGCTCAGCAGGTACGACAAGGTTCATTCTTAGCTGAATTGTGCCAGTTGTTATAAAATCCGCAGTGATTTGCACCAAACTATTTGGCTGAAATTGGACAGCACAAGCAGTAATGGCAGCATCAAATTCATACCAAATAGAATCGTCTGCCCTTTCTGAAACGCCACTAGGGTTGTAACCACTTGTTTTTAAGTAAAACCTTCCATGAAACTGACTGCCAACCTTGGTTCGCAACGCCAGCTCTAGGAGATATTGAGGTATTTCCTGTGCTGTGTTTCCGGTGTACTCCCATTCACATGACATCCGACCTGACCCAGACATCAGAGTGCTGATTCGACTCCGAAACTCATCCGAAAGCGTCGTCGTGTCAACAGTCTCACGCTCAGTGTTTAATTCATAATTCTGCACATTTGCTAAAACTCTTGGCAAGCTGTTCTGGACGTTGACTTTGATTGGGATATCGTTCCCCGGCGTTGCAAGAGCTACCGCATTTGAAGTGCCGCCATTGACGGCATGAGCAAAGCTGTTATAAAGCCTGATTCCGTCTAGCTCGTCAACGTAAATAAACTTTTTTACGCTTGATTGCGTATAGCTGTTAATAAAATCAAGCGCACTGCCATCAGTGCTTGTAATTTCAATCTGATCGCCAGTAATTAACTGCCCGTGATCAAAATCAAAACTAAAACGCTTTGCCGTAGCGTTTACGTCACCCGTATTAATTACTGAAGCCAGCTCACTGCCATCAAACTGACGCTGCAGCTCAACCTGCCCAAAAGTCCCTAAATAAATCGTCATGAAATCGTGGCGGTTAGCAGCTCTCCCGTTCCAATGAACGAGATCTCAGCACGCACCAGGTCAGCAGTGGCAGCACCCATCGTGGCGCTTGAAATGTAAGCCTTGATCTTGATGTCGTTATTGTCAGCACCGTCCACCCAGCGGAATGTCAAATTAACGGTGTCGCTGCTGGTGACACCAGCCGAATTAGCCTTAACCAGTGCGCTTAACAGGCTTGTGGTGTTGATTGAGTTGCCTTCTTTGTAATAAAGCAAGCTGCAACTGCCCGTATAGCCAACAACACCTGGGACGTAGCTGCGAATATTCTCACTAAGCGTCGTGGTTTCTAGCGTCTCAAGGTTTGCTTGCACCGAAAAACTCGACACCTTGGCAATGGTCGTGTTATCGACTTGCAAGACGCCATCTCTGCCGGTATAGACCTTTGCCATCAGATCACGCCAATGAGACTCACTGTAACAGTGCTAACCCCAGGCCGCACCTGCGTTAATTGTGGTGCGCTTTCATAGCGGTACTCATTTCCATGTCTATTCGCTCCAATCGCATCAGCGTTGCCTTCCCAACCACCTTTGCCTGCATCTCGCCCAACAGTGAATGTGGCAAAAGTGCCTTTCATTTCGTCGTAGTGGTCAAGGAACAACTCAGCGTTTGCGTCAGTGATATTGGCGTAACTCAGTGACAGCTTCATGTTGGTGCGGTTGCTGCCGTACAGAATCCGCGTCTCAGCGCCGTTTTGCGCCTTAAACGTTCTGATCGGGTAGTCCCCTGCATCAAAAGAACGGCTGGTTGGAACAAGTTCAGGAAATGCCATTAGCTGGGTTGAATGACAAAGGGTCCATTCTCTATTAGGTGGGCAAGCTTACTGCTCCCATCATCGTTACAAGGATGCTCTGATGCAACGATGTCCACAGTGCCTTCCTGCGAAAAAGTCAGTTGCTCCACAACATAAACGTTCTGAGACACCTCGGGATTAGTCAAGGTAAAGACAGAATTGTGGAACGTTGATTCGGCAACTACCCCATTGCTGACATTTATCGTTCCAGTCTCAACATCCTCTGAGTTGATTTGGAAGTAAGAAACGTTGTATTGACCGTCGCTTAAAGGCGTGACACTAGTGACTTGGCCAACTGAGCTGATTGATCCGTTGTTAGCGGGGCTGTACGGACTTGACTCTGTAACGACTTTGATAAACGAACCAGCTTTTAGCTTCAATCCATGGACTGTTGTTGAAAAGTTGATTGTGTGCGTAATCAAATCTCTTATCCCAAGAAAATACTTTGCAGCTTTTATTGCGTGACTCTTAGATGTGCAGAACTGCGTCAAGTCAAACTGCTCTTGAGGCAGCAAGTCAACATTTGGATCGAACTCAGCCAAGTCAGGAATTTTTACCTCTACGACTCTTTCTTCTGGCAGCTTGTTTTTAGCCTCCTGCCTATAGCGTACGACCGCTTTGAACGGCCTACGCTCTTCTGAGCTTAAGTATTCAAGCTTGAAAGATTCTTCAAGGATATTCCCAGACGTAAAGAATTGATCAATCTCGACAGCCCCCAAGTTGATAGCGCCACTTTCATGGATGTATGGCACAGCAGGTGCCAGCGAAAACTTGCCATCCGAAAGGACAAAGTTGCACAAAAAGTTAGGAGCCAAGTCCATAACGAGTTGACGTAAATTTGTCATATCTCCAATTACACCGTTGAAGAACAGCTCTTGCTTTGCTAAGAACTTGGACGTTTCAATAAACGACTGCTTGTCGACTATTGAAGGGTTCTCGGCAGTCATATGCAAAACAGCCCCCGCTCCACCCATCTGGTCAGTCAGCAAGTAAAAGACCAGATCTGTAAGCAAGTTGCTTGGACCTTGAGCTTGACCTCCAGATCCATAAACACTTAAGTCAGGATGCAACCTTTCTACTTGGATCCCGCTGCTTAGCCATGTTCTTATCTGATCAAGCTGCGTGAAATTTCTACTTGCTCGCAACGAAAGCCCTGCCAAAGCCAAGTTGTTAAATGCCGGTTTTCGCTCATTAGGCATAATCTCATTTACATATACAACCTGATGTTCCGGCTCAGAAGCATTAGATTTTTGCACCAAGCCTCTGTAAAAGCTAACGTCTGCATATTGACTTTGCTCTTCAAAGATTACGTCGCCAGTAAACGTCGCGGTTAAGTCAATAGTTTCCCTTTCAGCTATTCTTCCCCTGAAGCCGGTTGCCGCATAAACAGTACGATATGGATTACCTGTTGAAATAGTTTCTAACACTTCAAATGTGTCTCCTACGTTCCAGTTGGCGTTGGTGCTACCTCCAGTGACAACAGTGATAGTTGGCGTGCTCCAGCCTTGGGTTTGCCCTGACCAATGGTTATCATGTTGCATTACTGTTGAAACAAATTCAAGACGAATACTTTTTGAGCCAGGTGCGGTATAAGTTTTTTTAGCACTTGCGCTCTCGCCAACGCTAAAATTTTGTGCGCTGCCAAAGAGCTGATAATAGAAACCTTGGTTTCGACCAAATACGGTTGGAATCGTTGTCATGCCAGTAACTTTAAATTCTTGACCTGACCATCGCAACGTCCCAGCAGGGTTGTTGTTTTTAAATGGATTCGAGTTGGGGTAATTAGTGCTTCCATTTGGGAATACAGCTGTTGAACCGTTTCCGCGCTTAACTTTAAACAGGTCATCGGGACCAAAGTCTGTAGAGCTAAATACAACCCTGGTCGCTATTGGTGCCCAAACCGTAGTCTTACCATTGGCACGGGCATAATGGTCGGCACCAAGTTCTTGTTTTCGCAACGTCCATTCAATAATTACAAAACGATCTACATTGTTTGAATCTACATATTCCCTTGTCGTTACGTTAATCGTTGAACCGATGCTGGCTGGATGCGTGTCTGAATTGCCTGCAATTTCATAAGTCATTGCACCATTTCTGCCGCTTGTCGCACCACCAAGGTTCGATATATTTGCAACACGCTCAATAGCACTAACCTGGCTTTCAGGGTCGTCTCCATCCTTTGGCAGCGTTATATCTCTCGTAATGGCGCTTGGAGTTGTTTCCAACCCCGAACTTGAAGTTGCCCTTGGATTTCTAATAAATTCTTTGTTCAAGCGTAAAGACAATTTTGTTGTTGTAAAGCCGCTTGTTATAACCTTGAATTGACCGATTCCTGACACTTTAAATTCTTTATCTACTTTTTTTGAAGAGTCAGATTTATCAGCTGATGATGCCGACAATTGGATGAACTCTTGGTCATCTGATACCGCACGCAACTCAGCCCCAGGCAAAGGCACGAGCTTGTATTCAAGCTCTTCTTGTGCTGGATGCCTTATCTGAATGAAATTGTACTGCGCAACTGATCTGCGCCCCACAACTACAAAGAAGGGCTCCATGCGCTGAAATTTAAAACTTTCTCCACTGGCGTCGACACCTGCCTTTCTTACGTATAAATTAAAAGCTGATGCCCTGACTATCGATGAAGTGTTAGTCCCCGTACTTACCCTAACGTTATCCTGGTCATATTTATTAATTTCATCTGATGACGGCAATCCGGGGAAAGAGCAAAGACCTTGCAAGTTTTGAAAAACCGAGCTTTTAATCCCTAGCTCAGTAACAATGGCAGGTCTGTTATTACGTACCGTGCCTGTTGCAATTTTAGTTAAAGGGAAAAAACCTGCTCCGATACCAGCTAAATCATCAATGTAAACTTCTGGGGCTATGACTTTGGTTTGGCTGACAATGCCTATTTTTTTTTGTAGTGATTCATCCGTGTCGATGCACACGAGATTAATGAGCTGATCTCCGTTCAATCCCTCATCTTCTGAGTCAGGATTGAAACGCGCCAAGCTACGCTTTCTTACCTTCCATACCGTGCCTGCAATAGCAAAGATTTCACCGATCTGCATTGCATCGTCTGCCGCGAGTTGCTCAGACAAAACTGTTGAATTAATATCATCAACTTTTTCGCCTAGCTGATCTCCTTTGCTGTCGTAAACATCCGAAGGGATGTTGGTTGCAGAAATCCTAAAATTTATTTCGTCTTCTTTTTCTACATTCAACACTGCTGATCGCTGTCCACTAAAGTTTGCGTCGACTGTTACAAATGACCCGCCAGGGCTCTTAAGGCTAAAGATACCCATCCTTGGGCTGTATTGACGGCCTTCTCCTACGTGATTTTGCTTTCGTACAATTTTTGCATATTCTTTGTTGCTGCTTGGCGTAGTGCCGGGTGGAAGGCCATCACCACCATCACGCCCTAGATTTAAATCGCCAATAACTTTTAAACGCTTGATTATGTCAGCTCTTTGTTTCTTGTCGCTTATGTCGTCCCTAGGTACGGTAATAACTTGATAATTTAGGCGATACCCTGTTCCATTTGGTATCGGCCCATAAACACCAAACTCAGCGCTGTTTACGGGTGTGTACGCATGGCAAAATGCAGTATCACGATCCTGAATGTTTGTCGGGCAGACAAACACTTCAGCGTTTGCATCGTTTTCATTTGAAGGGTCGCCACTAGCAAGATCGCCTCGCGTGCCTTCAATCAAGTCGCCAGCGACAACACGATTGTTGCCTCCTTCCGCAGCCCCTTCCTTCCAGTAAAAAGCAAAAAAATCTTCGTAAATAGCATCTAGAGCATTGTTTCCAACAAAAATGCCTTCTAATTTTGGTTGAGCGATTCCATTGTTATTAACACCTTGCTCACCAACCACAAAGAGAAGCCTTGCCTGTTGTTGCGTGCCATGGCTAAGCATCCGCGACCAGACAAGCCTTGGTACGGTCAGCATCCCGCCCACCTTTCTAGCCTCGTCGTACAAACCAAAAATGATGGGTATTGGTGAGGAATAATCGGCAAGCTCGCTAATAGTTTCAAACCCCCTGGATGGGGTGAAGCGGTTGGCTCCTGTAATGCCTTCTAAATCAACTCGACCCGACTTGGGTGCCGAAGGCATCTTAGGCTTTGGCGTCAGCAGGTATGCAATGCCTGTAAGAGTTAGACCAATTGCGATGTTGGTAGCAATTATCGCTGCCGCACCTTTTGCTGCAGTTGAAACAAGGTAAGTAGATGCTATCGCAGCTCCACCAGTGACTATAACGTTTTGAATATCAGGAATATGATCGTATTCAGCCGGTCTTACGTAACCACGCCGCCTTACCTCAGACGCAAAAAGTTGATACTCTTCTTCTGTGATTCCAATCGTCTGAATTAACTGCTTTTCGTACGGAAGCAGTGGTACGTCGTAAACAGTTGGGCCGAAGACCACTGCACCTTTTCGGTTTTTGGCTGAATATAAAGAATGCCCTTTTGCCATGTCACCGCGAAAGTCCAAGATTTCTCCGCCAACAGCAGAATGTCTCCATCATACTCAGGCTTCTTGACCCGAAAACCCCACTTCAATAAATCACGCGATACCTCCCATTTGCTCGCTTCATACCAAGACTGCTTAAAGGGTGGCGGCTTAATGCCGATATGCTCTAAAGCCTTGTAGCAAAGGTGAATGCAATCAATATCGCCATCGCTACCATCAGCGCCTAGCCGATACGGCATCCCGATGAGATCACTGCAACCGGACATTGTTACTTACTGGCAAGTTGCCCACAATTCGTTGCGTCAACGTGCGCCTTGGTACGTCCGTTCCCACAGCATCAAGCACTGAACTCAACTCCAAATTCAGTGAACTGTTGTCCCACTGCCCACCTGTCACCTGACCTGTGTAGGTGTGAGCTATCGCGTTTGTTGCCGCCAAGCCTGTATCCGGGTCTGGATCTTCAATGATCAACACGTCAACTTCCATGAGCCAACTGCCTTCAATCGCACTAACGCCCCAGTCACGAGACAAGTCGTTGTTCGGGAAAACAAGCGTTGCTTCTAGGCCGTCACCTGTTCGGTTGACTGTGACGCCCGAAAAACCAAATGGGACAAATATGTAGTTTGATCCGGCCACGCTTTCTTTTCGCTGCACAGCGCTTTGGTGCGTGATCTCTTTGCCGATAAAAAAGTTCTGAAAACGATAAAGTTCTGTTTGCTTAGGCTTTATTCGTAGCGCATGACCAAAGGCAAAACTTGTCATAAGCCAATCCTCTTGCGGGTGCTACCGCTCATCTGTAATCGTTTTAGCGTGTTCTGTTCACCGCGTTGTGCGCCTTGTGCCGCTGCACTTTGCATTCCAGATTGGAACTGATCAGCGGTTACATAATCAACGCTATTAATACGTTCCACGGTGTAGCGAACGTCGATTGGTGCGGCAACTGCAACACCACCATCACCTGATACAGACGATTCACCATCAGAAGGAATAACACCACTACCTCCTGAACCGCGCGAATAACGCGACATGGCTTCCCTTGGGCTGTTTTGATTGGCAACTTCAACGCCAAGACGACCGCCAGGGCCTCTCTTCAAAGGCATAATCGCCTCTGGACCCGCCTCGCCCATCACTCCAAAATTACCTGCACCCCCTTTGCCGTATTCAAAGAAAGTTGGACGATCAACGATTCCACCAGAGGCGAAAGGCACAATGCCGTTCTTGCCTAAAGCAGCTCCATTCTTCAAACCCAAGAAGCTGCCAACTCCTGGGATAAGAGAGATGCTTTTGAACAGTGCAGCCTTAAGGAATATCTTGGCTAAATCTTGCAATATTGATCTTGTCATATCTGCAAAAGCAGCCTTGCCTGTTACCGCAAAGTCGACGATAGCGTCACCAAAGCTAGAGATAGCTTGCACCCCAGCTTCAGCCAATGCAGTCTTCACATCCATTGCAGCCTCAAAGACATCCTTCAATCCTTTCTTGAACTTGCCTAAAGGACTTGCTGCTTCTTCGAGTGCAGCACGCACTTTCTCAAGCTCCCCAGGGAATAACTTAGTAAGCTCAATGGCTCGCTGCCTAATTTCCTCTTGATCAAACTCCTCTTGAGTAATCTCTCCTGTTATTAACTTAATTTCGTTCAGCGCAGCTGCCTTTTCTTGCTCTTTTCTAAGATCTTCTTCTGCTTGTCTCTTTACCTTTTCATTCAAATCAAACAGCCCATTCATTAGGGTCTGCCTTGCAGTTGCCACCGCCAAGATTTGCTCATTATCCTGCATTTCAGCTGTACTTTGAACTGTTGCTGCTAGTTGCAAATGCAGCTTCTCTTTTTGCAGGGCAATACCTGAAGCATCAAGAGCGAACCCTTTTTCTTTAGTAGCCAAATCTGCTAGACCGGCCTTCAAGGCAAGGTCTGAAATGTCTTTACGAGTTTTGCCTGTGCCGCCTCCACTTGGATCGGTGTCTAGGCCAGGAATAGTTGACCCTTCCATCAGTTGCTTTAGGAGATCTTGCATAGACGCTGGCAACGATTCCAGCTCAACTCGATCACTTATTGCCTTTGCCAAGCCCGTTCTTGCCTTGTTTATTTCAACTAATCGGGCTTGCAACTTCGCCCTGTCAGCAGCAAAAGTATCTGCAGGCATTTGCGGTATTTGCATTTCTCCAATGCTTTGCCCTCCCGGAAGGTCAGACATTGATTGAGTCCCCGCAATTCCGATACCAGCCGCTGTGGGTCTTTGTGGGGCCTTTGGAACGGGGAGCGAATTCAGCTTCGTATTAATACTTGCCGCCTCTTTCCCATATTCTGTTAGTTTCTTCTTGGCATCATCAACTGATGTAGAGCCTCTCGCTACGCTATCAATAAACCTATCGTGGCGATTAATGTGATTATCAATCGCCACTCCCGCTGCTGTTATCCCTGCCGCAAGCGCATAGAACGGGTTAAGCATTAGTGCTCTGTTTAAAAACAGAATTGCTGCTTGCAGAAGTCCAACTTTCTTCACTAAAGGAATTATCGATGCAGAAATTTTTACTATCAGCCCAAGCGCCTTCCCTCCAACAGCGCCGCCCACAAGAATGATTATTACGTCTTTTATTTTGTCAAAGTGAGTGATCAACAATGCAATACCATCAATTATTGCTTTTATGGCCTTAGCCGACGCCTTGGCAATATTTACGATCGCTGGTGTCAAATCTTTCAAGGCTTTGGTTATTGACTGTTGCAGCTCTGAACCGACACTTACAAGCTGCTCGCCAAGTTGTCGCCTGACTTCCTGGAAAGCAATGGTTTGACGCTGACCAGACTCTTCTGAGCTGGCTGCCATTTCCAAAGCGCCATCGCTGTATTTCTTAACAGCGAATTGAAGGAAATTGACCAACTTGTCTAGTCCGACTTCTCCGTTCTTGAGCATTTTTTGCAGCTCTTGAGTGCTTATGCCATTGGCCTTAGCAAATGCTGTAACAGCCGCAGGAAAACGCTCGCCAAGCTGCCCGGAAAGCTCCTCCGCGCTAATTTTTCCCTTAGAGAACATTTGCACGAGCGCTGTTAAACCGCCACGCACATCTTCCGCTGAACCTTTTGTTGCCTTGATTGCTTTAGTTGCTCCTAAGAATGCTAATCCTGCTGTTTCAATATTTCCTCCAGCTCCAAGTACCGCCGCACTGAGTCGAGTCATCCCAATAGTGGCGTCTGCTCTTTCAACGTTTAACTTCGCAACCGCATATTCAATTACCTGATTAGCAACAGCCTCGTTCTTAGCTGTCTCCATTCTGGCTTTTGCCGACTCACCTTCTACAGTGATCAGCCTTTTTAGTGCTTTTTCAGCAAGATTAATTGAAGCTGCATAGTCGGTGAAGCCTGAGACCTGCTGAGCCAAAATCCCAACGCTTGCTCCAATTCCGCCACCCACTGCAGCACCTGCAGCTCCTCCTATCGCCGCGCCGCCAAGAGCACCTGCAGCACCTAATGGCCCCCCAAAAATGCCTGCAGAAGCAACTGCACCGACAGTTTGAGCTGCGCCTTTTGCGCTAAATCCACGACGCTTGTTTAGTCTTGCAAGCCTCTTGTCGACCTTGTCTATTTCTCTACCAACTTCTCGATAGCTCTTGCTTGCAGGATTAAGTCCAGCTCTTAAAGAAGCCCAGCTATTGCGCTGCGCTTCAAGACTTCTAATGCTGCCATTCGACGCCAAAGTAGCCTTCTTGATGTCATTCGCTACCTCTCCATAGCTCTTGCCCATTCGGTCAATGTCAGCCGATATTCTCGACATACCAACATTGCCGATGCTTTGATACAGGCTGCTTATTTCACGAACTGGTTGCTGCACCAAAGAAGCAGGTGCTCCTGCTCCGCCAGCAATCATCGCTCCTGTTCTTGGGTCTCTGGTGCCAATTGCTCCTGCCCTAGCTGACTGCATCCCGGTAATCTTCTGCGCCCTTCTTTCAGAACGCTCTTGTGCGCGAGCTAAGTCGTCAAAAGCCTTAGAACTAACTCCTAGTACTTGGTTCAACTCCTCCTGTGCGTCTTTTAGCTGTCTGCTTGTAGTTGTATAGTCCTTGCTGCCAATTTCAAGATTTTCAATATCCTGAGCGAGTTCTGCAATTTTTTGCTTTAAAGCTGCAGTCGTAAATGTTCTACTGATATCAA